AGTTAAAAGAACTTGGCTTAACTGACGACCAAATTGCAGCACTTTTTAAATAGTGGAACTGCCCACCATTGTAATACCACCAATACAAAAAATAGAAACAATATCTATACCTTTACCAACAGCAGACGTACCATCATACATTCCTATGGTGGTACCGCCTAGCGATTTAGAAGCTCCTGAAGGAGTACAGGCAGAGGCAAAAGATGAACCGGAAGCAACGGGTATAAGAAAAGTAGACATACCGTTTACAGATATAAAAATGCCTGTCCCGGAAAACGAAATATTAGTAACGGCTGGGACAACTGCGGTTGTCTCTGTAGCAGCCACCCTTACAGCTACAGCAGCTTTTAAATGGGCGGTTACTGCAATGAAACCTATACTAAAAACAGCATGGAAGAAGATAAGCCGATCAAAGGACAACCAAAAAGTTTCTTTAAAAGATTAAAAGAAGGTGTAGATGACCATGAAGAACAGATGGCAGTACTTGGCGCAGCAGTGCGTTTAGGTGTAGTCATCTGGTCAGGATTTATTATTACCTTAAGTTATGTCGAACTGCCTATGGTTAAAAAGTCAGCCACAGCAGGCGATATCACGTTCGTAGCCTCGATTTTTACGGGGGCACTTGCAACTTTCGGGCTGTCTACGGGAAATGGTAACGGCAAAAATAAAGACAAAGAAAAACCAAAAGCATGAAAAAATTAATCTTGCTTTTAGCTCTGTTATCACCCGGCATAGCTAGAGCCAATACTGTCACTCCCCAGTTTACATCAGGGAGTATGAACTCAACGACCACTACCACTCAAACTATAGTGGAGACGGAGCAACGCCAAGTATGGGGTGCTGCCGTAAATACGTGGTCAGGAAATAATGTAACTGCATCTGGAAACTTAGCAGACTCAGCTACAACATTTTCAGTAACTAACACTTCACTACCGTGGAACTTAGAAACCACAACAAGAGCAGCAGGCTTAGTAGAACAAATAGACTTTACAAGAAACTATACAATAAACTCTACTACTACATCGCTCTCTGTATTCTCTCAGTAAGTCCTGTACTTGCAGAAGGAGACACCAATAATAATAGCAATCCCGTGGCAGCCGCGACGGGAAATGTGACAAATCAAGCTGTCCAATTTCAGAACAATGGAGCACCAAGTCGACAAGCCTTTGGTAACAACATATCTTGTAATGGCAGCACTATGACATTCAGTCCATTTTATATGGGTAATGACACTGAACCAGAAACAGAAGATGGTTATGTCATATCAGAAAACTGGGGGTTCCAAATAAACTTTATGGTACCCCTTA